AACATTCAAGACCCGTGGCGATGATTGGTCATTCGACATTAAGCAGCTCTACATCAAGTCTCCAGAAGAGATGTGGAATAGCTATCTGGAGTTCGGAAAGTCTCACATCCCAGAAAAGGTGATGCTGGAGGCGTTTGCAAACACGCTGCTCATCGATAGCCTTGTCGATGTATTTGAACCCGACACTCACCAGCGTCTTCCTACCATCAAGGGAGCAAACAGCACAGATAGTTTCAAGGACATGGGTGAGCGGTGCATCAAGGAACTCAAGGTCCGTGGATTAGACAAGGATGAGCGTTATGCTAAGCAACTTATTCACGAACTCAAGGTCATCAAAGACAAGGGTTTCGCCAACTACTTCCTCCTTGTTCAAACAATGGTCAGCGAGGCAAAGAAAGAGATGCTTGTTGGACCAGGCCGTGGTTCTGCCGCAGGTTCTCTGGTGTGCTACATGCTGGGCATTACTGATTTGGACCCTCTTAAGCATGATCTGATGTTCGAGCGGTTCCTGGACCCTGACCGCAAAGAACTCCCAGACATCGATCTTGACTTCGAAGACCCTGAACGTGTTAAGCAGATCATGGCTGCTATTTATGGCGACGACAATGTTGCCTCTTTGTCAACCTACGGAACATTCCAGATTAAGGGTCTTATGAAGGATCTTGCTCGTGCATACGATCTTGATCACAATGAGATTAACAAGCTAAATAAGAAGATTGAAGCAGAGCTCAAGGTTCTTTACATGAATCAAGGGCCAGACAAGGTGATCAAGGACAAATCCATGATTACCGTAACATTGGAGGATGTCGAACGTGTCTCCCCTACATTCCAAGAGTTTTGCAAGAAATACCCCGATCCTGCTACGCATTTTAAGCGCCTCTATGGTCGTAACCGTCACATTGGCCGTCACGCTTCCGCTATTATCATTGGCGACAATCTCCCTGCTGAGACAGCGATTTTCAAGCAGAAAGACAAAGACACCGGAGAACTTGTAACACAAACATCATACACCGAGGGCATTGTTAACAAAAACATCTCAGCAATGGGCTTTGTAAAGTTCGACCTTCTTGGTCTTGCTACTCTTCGTGTGATTCACCATGCGATTGATCTAATCGCTATCAAAGAAGGAAAGACATTCCAGGAGACCTATGAGCGTATCTCGGGCGACAGCCTTAACATGGATGATGAAAAGGTCCTCAAGCATGTATTCTGGCAGGGCAACTTTGCTGGTATCTTCCAGTTCACAGAGAAGGGCATTCGCAAGGTCGCTAAGGGTATCAAGCCGACAGCGTTCAAGGACATCTCTGCTATCGCGGCTCTCTACCGCCCGGGCCCTCTTGGGTCTGGTATGCACAAACTCTATGCTGGCAACAAGAGGCTCCACGAGAAGGGCGAACTAAAGTTCGAGCATCCTATCCTCAAGGAGATTATGGAGCCCACCTATGGCTGCCTAGTGTATCAAGAGCAGATGCTTCAGATGGGTGGAAAACTTGGTAAACTGTCTGGGCCCAATGTTCAGCGACTCCGCAAACTTCTGCTCAAGAAGGACAAGTCGAAGTCAGACGAGTTCCTCGCACAAGAGAAGAAGGAGTTGATGGACATCTTCGTAGCGGGCTGCCTCGAGAATAACTATCCAGAAGGCAAAGAGGCCTGGGACATGATGGAGAAGTTCGGCGGCTATGGATTCAACAAGGCTCACTCTGATGCTTACTCCAAGGTGACCATGCAAACAGCATGGCTTGCTACATACTACCCTCTTGAGTTCTACGCTGCTCTACTCACTAAGGGTCAGTCTGGTGAAATGCAGGACTATGTGAGCGACATCAAGCGTGCTGGCATCAAGGTTCTTCCAGTCAACATCAATGAGAGTAAGTTTGATCACTCTGTGCAGGAGAAGGCTGTTAGACTTTCTCTTAAGACTGTGCTTGGTGTTGGTAAGAGCAACATCGATAAGATTGTTGCAGACCAACCGTATGAAGACTGGTTTGACTTCATTGGGCGTTGTAAGGCAAGCAAGACAGCAGTCGAGCCTCTTATCGCAGCAGGTGCATTCGATACTCTTGACAAGAACATGAAGCAAGTAGAACTCTGGTATGATGTATTCCTAAAAGACTCGAAGTATAAGTCAAAGAAGTGGGACGAGTATAAGAAACTCTGCAAGGACATCAAACCAGAGGATTACACACTTGCTGAGAAGGTTGCACTTGAGAATGCTCTGATGGGATTCTCTGTGAGAGGGTCTCCATTTGAAATCCTTGACCGTAAGAAGAAAATCTCTGCTGTGTTTGAAGATGCAATCGTAACATACAAAGAGTTCGTCGAGAGCACAGATGAAATGGGAATGATCCCTGTATGCGTCAGGGACTTCAAGGAAAGACCTCAGCGTAATGGACAAATGTTTGCATTCATCAAGTTTGCCACAGATACTGGCGAAGAGTTTGAGTGTCCAGCATTCTCAACAATCTGGAAGCACATTAAGACAAAGGTGCACAAGGGAGCAGTTTACATCGCTACCTTCAACAAGAAGGCAGAAGATCCAGAGAGTTTCATTCTTGGTCGTGCTGGTTGGGCGCAGTCAGCACACTCAGCGCAGCAGGCTCTTATCAATGTCGATGAAATAACTCTCTAGACACTCTAAGTAGTCTATGGGTAATATATACAGGGCTTTTGATACAACTAATAGTAAGTCATACGTTGGTCAAACTTGGTCGTCTCTTGAAAAGAGAAAAACTGCACATTTAACTGCCAAAAGAAAGTATTACTTTCATCACGCTTTATTTTCTAGACCTGACGCATTTCACTGGACGATCATTGCTACTGCTGAAACGCAAGAAGAACTTGATGCTGCCGAAAAGCGTTTTGTTAGTGAGTTGAACACTCTTCATCCAAATGGATACAATCTCCAAGATGGTGGTCAGGGAATAGGAAAGCCATGTGAAGAAACACGCAGAAAAATGTCTATTGCTCGTAAAGGAAAAAAGTTTGGACCAATGTCAGAGCGTGGTAGGAAAAACTTGAGTATTGCTCATCTTGGTAAAACATCTCCGTGGAAGGGCAAGATTATGTCTGCTGAGTATAGAGAAAAACTAAGCAAAGCAAAGTTGGGTAAAAAAGCATCAGCAGAAACTCGTGCTAAAATGACAGCGTCACAAATAAAGCGATGGGCAAAGAAAAGAGCAGATCAATGAAGCGTATTCCTATCAAAGCAGCCAAAGACATCGCAGAGAAGTATGATGGCTCTATTGTGTGTATCGTTGCCTGGGATGGCAAGACAGGTAAGCAGCATGTCACAACGTTTGGAGTAAGCAAACAAGAATGTGAATGGGCTGCTCTTTTGGGAAACAGTATTAAACGCGAAGTTCTCAAATGGCCAGAGGAACAATGTAATGCTATCCCAGCCAGAATAAAGTAAGTTATGACGATTTTAGACTTCCTATCTATTAAGTTCGACAAACACAAACCTAAGGAGCAGCACATGGCAAAGAAGAATGTCGTAGTTTTTGTAGGTGGCGAGTATAAACCACAGCGTCTAATGAGTGGCCTTGTGGGTTTCAAGGCTCCGTTTCCATTTACTGTCAAATCAAGATCGAACATGCTCATCAATCTTAACATGACATGTCAATCTACCCTTGTATTTAAGGGTGGACTTGTAGAAACAGGATCTAACATTATTGTCGATGTAAAGAATGATACAGGTGCTGACATTGCGTTTAGTCCTGGTGATGTCATTGCTCGTGCGTATCCTCTCTTTGCTCAAGACTTTGACATTGGCTAAGTCATGAACAAGAAGACACTAATCGTAGCAGGTACCATCTTTGGTATCATAGCAGTTGCTACAATCTATGAGTTAGTGTCAGGTAAGAAAATACCAGGACAAGAGTTTGGCGAAGGAATGAAAGTTGAGTTCCTTGTCTCTGATAGGTTTGCAGAGTTTAGCGCTTATTCTGGTAAATGTGACCTGCCAAAGGTGGTAAGAGAGAAGACAAACTCCTCTTACTGCCTTTCTTGTCATGATGGTACTGTCACCAAGATGACGCCGATCCATGATGCTGCTCATTCAGTAGGCAAGAGGATCCCACCAGGAGCATACGGGTTCCAGCCAGTTCTTGCAAGAGAACTTGTTCTTGTAAATGGTAAGATTGAATGCACCTCTTGTCATAACTACTGGGCTGTACCAAGACAACCGGCATGGATGGCTATGCCAGCAAAGGACATCTGTAATGGTTGCCACAATAAATAACATTCGTCCATCTTGGGATGACATCTGGATGGACTTTGCACATAACCTATCACTCAGGAGCACTTGCAGAAGGGCCTCCGTAGGGTGTGTGGTGGTTTCAGATGATAACTCCATAGTCCTAGGCCTTGGATACAATGGAGGCCCTAAAGGGCTCAATAATGACTGTATAAGTGACGAGCCTGGGAAGTGTGGTCATCTTCATGCAGAGATAAACTGCTTGATTAAGACTAACTATCGTGATCATGCGCAGAAGAAGGTTTATCTCACGCTCTCGCCTTGCTACAACTGCTCGGTTGCTCTTATCAATGCGGGCATCCAAGAAGTCATCTATAGGGACGAATACAGAGACATGTCAGGACCAGCCCTCCTCGCGCAAGCCGGTATCAAAATACGGCAATTCCCTGAAAAAAGGTTTCCTGAACGGGATTCATACCTCAAGTAAAACAGGTAAGCGTGAGTCATTTGAAAGTTCCTACGAATTAAGACGCTTTATCGCTCTTGACAATAGCCCTCTTGTCAAATCCTGGGGTCGTGCAAAACTGCGCATCCGCTACAAAGTTGGGAAAAGCAGGCACAAGTACCACCCTGACATCTTTGTCATTTACAACGACGGAAGAATCTTTCTTGAAGAGGTAAAGGGCTTTATCTGGAACAAGAAGGTTTTCCTGAAAAAGAAGTTTATGGCAGAATGGCTATGTAAGCAAAGAGGTTGGGAATACCGTGTTATTTATCAGGACAAACTAGAGACTGTAGAATAGTTATGTTATGGGCATCATCTACAAGGCTGTGAATAAAAATACTGGTAAGATCTATGTTGGTCAAACATGGAAAACTCTTGAACAGAGGCGTTCTGGGCACGAGTATTACATTGGCAAAAGGCATCCCTTTTATACATCGATGGCTAAACACGGTAAGGACGCTTTTGAGTGGAGTGCTATTGACAGTGCAGACGATCAAAGCGCACTTGATGAACTTGAACGAAAACACATCATTTTAGAAAACTCAAAATTTCCAAACGGGTATAACCTCACTGATGGTGGAAGAGGAATACGCGGGTTCAAACATGATGTCAATGAAGTAAGAGCAAGAGTGGAAAGAAGAAAGGGCAAGCCAAGAAAGAAGATGAGTGAGCAAGCAAGATTGAACATCTCACTTTCTCAACTTGGTAAAAAGCGCGGCCCTCACTCATCAGAGCATTCTGCTAAAATAGGTGCCGCTAATAGAGGAAAGAAAAAGCCACATGCCGGTGTGCCTCGCTCTCCTGAAACTCGTGCCAAAATAGCAGCCTCTCTTAAAAAGTGGAATGGACATTGATACAGTTCTCTAGAGGTGCCTATTTAGGACTGTAGTAGTAGTCCAACCAGTAGTCGTTTTAGGAGGATAACACAATGCTAAAAATCAAGAAGCAAATCAAGAATAGTGATGGAACCATTACCGAACTCGAAGGCACAGAGGCAGAGGTAGAAGCGTTTCTCAAAAAGCAAAGCAAGAAGGATGAGACAGTAAGTCCAAAGAAGAAGAACCTCATTCTAGGCAAAGAGATGCAGGCAGCAGTCCAGCAGTTGATCGATGAAGCAATCACTGCTCATCTACTTCGCTTTAATCACCTAAACACGCACACTGTCGAGCATCACTGGTACCAATCAAATGGTTGGTGGTGGAAGCCGTACTGGGATCAAGGTCGTTGGACTTACATGTATACACAAAACGATCCTAATACATACACCGGTATTCGTGGCGTTACAAACACCATTTCTTCAGGCATTTATACATGCAACAGTTCGGCAGAGTTAAGTAGCAAGTTGGGTCTTGATGCACATCACATTGATCAACAAATGGGTGGTGCGCAAAATAGTAGCGACTATGTTTTGACAACCACTTCTAATTCTGGTGTAAATACTGGTAATCATTTGGCAACAATCGGGTCACTTATTCAAGATAACTTTACAAGTGGTATGATCAACGCCAATATCAAGAGTTAATAATGAGCGAAGAGCAGATCCTCACAATACCAGAAGATGATAAGGTGGTGGACAACCGTAAGTCCACCATCATTCGTCTTCACAAACACGATCACACAATGATGAAGGTGATGCTTAAGAAAGACAAGATGTCTTTCCAAAAGTTCGTCTTCTTCTGTGTGCGTGCATTCCTTGATGGCGACCCTGACATGATCCGCATGTTGAAGTCGTATCGAGAAATGGAAAAGGTACCACGAGATGTTCAAGATAAACATGTACTATCACATAGAGAGCGTACAGACATTTTCAGGGAACTAGAAGCAGCACAGAAAGCGAGCACATAATGTCAAAAGCAACAAGTCGCAGTATGTTAAAGGCGCAGTATGAGCGTTTCAAAGAGGCGTGGAACAATGAGAAGACATTCCAGAAGTATCTTCTCGAGAGTGGCAAGGAACTACCAGAAGGTCATAACAAACTGACGAAGAAGCCAACATTCGCTATATGGCTGCAGGCTGTCAAGAACAAGAAACTATCAGCAGATGTAAATCAAGCGCCACCTGTTGAAGATGATACAAAGAAGGTTGAAGTTACAGATACA